GGACTTTACGCAAACATTCACGCCAAGCAGGCACGTATTGCCGCGGGCAGTAAAGAGAAGATGAGGAAACCCGGCTCGCCCGGCGCGCCGACTGCCAAAGACTTCAAAGATTCAGCCAAAACTGCAAAGAAGAAGTAACATGCCACTCGTCAAATCTAAATCCCCCGAAGCGTTTCGCAAAAACATCAAGGCCGAAGTCAAGGCGGGCAAGCCCGTCAAGCAGGCCGTGGCGATTGCGTATGCCGTCAAACGTGCAGCCCCGAAAGGAAAGAAATGAAAACTCTTGCACCCATTGCCAAATTGAACAGCCGCGAACCCAAAATGTCGGGCGGCGGTATGCCTGACCGCAACAAAGAGACCCGTTCACCCACTGCCAACTGCAATGCCACGATTCCATCGGGCAACAATGTCAAGGCAACGGTGGACAAAGTCCTTAACAAGATCAAATAATGGCAGACTTCACAGGCATTGCGGCTGCTGGCGCAGTGGCCGAAGGCGGTAAACCTAAGAAGAGCGCGTCTGACATTCTGGCCACAGCCCGTGCCAGGCTGGATATGGCGGTGTCTGCGCTTGCCGAGAGCCGCGAAGATGAGATCGACGACTTGCGTTTTTATGCAGGTTCGCCTGACAATCACTGGCAGTGGCCCGCCGATGTGCTGGCCACCCGTGGTGCGGTGCAAGGTCAAACGATCAACGCTCGCCCGTGTCTGACGATCAACAAGTTGCCCCAGCATGTGCGCCAGGTCACCAACGACCAGCGCCAGAACCGGCCAGGCGCTAAGGTCATCCCGGTGGACGACAACGCCGACGTGGAAGTGGCCGACATTTTTAACGGCATGATTCGCCACATTGAGTACATCAGCGACGCTGACGTGGCCTACGACACTGCCTGCGAAAACCAAGTTTCTTACGGCGAAGGTTACCTTCGCCTGCTAACCGAGTATTGCGACGACAACACGTTCGATCAAGACATCAAGATTGGCCGGGTGCGCAACTCCTTTTCGGTCTACATGGATCCAACGATCCAAGACCCGACCGGCGCGGATGCCAAGTATTGCTTTGTCACTGAAGACTTGACCAAGGCCGAGTTTGAGCGGATGTACCCAGACGCTTCGCCCATCACAACCCTGCAATCGCTGGGTGTGGGCGATCAGTCAATCAGCAACTGGCTCAATGAAGACACGGTTCGCATTGCGGACTACTACTACATTGACTTTGACCCCGAAACGCTGAACCTGTACCCCGGCAACGCCACGGCGTTTGAGGGTACGCCAGAAGACAAGCAACTGCGGGCGATCTACGGCAAGCCCAAAAAGTCACGCCAATCTGACCGCCAAAAAGTCAAGTACTGCAAGATCAACGGGTACGAAATCCTTGAAGAGCGCGAGTGGGCGGGCAAATACATCCCCGTGATCCGCATCGTAGGCAACGAATTTGAGGTTGACGGTCGCCTGTACGTGTCTGGCTTGGTGCGCAACGCCAAAGACGCCCAGCGCATGTACAACTACTGGGTGTCCCAAGAGGCCGAGATGCTTGCTTTGGCGCCCAAAGCCCCGTTCATTGGCTATGGTGGCCAGTTTGAGGGCTATGAAACAAACTGGAAGACCGCCAATACCCAGAACTGGCCGTATTTGGAAGTCAATCCAGACGTTACAGACGGCCAAGGCGGCATGTTGCCACTACCCCAGCGGGCCCAGCCACCAATGGCTTCCAGCGGCCTATTGCAAGCCAAGGCGGGGGCGTCTGAAGACATCAAGAGCACCACAGGGCAATACAACGCCAGTTTGGGCATGGGAAGCAACGAGCGCAGCGGCAAAGCCATTCTGGCCCGCCAGCGCGAGGGCGACGTAGGTACTTACCATTACGGGGATAACTTAGCCCGTGGCGTGCGCCATGTAGCCCGTCAGTTGGTGGACTTGATCCCCAAGATTTACGACACCCAGCGCATTGCTCGCATCATCGGTGAAGATGGCGAGACTAAGATGATCAAGATCAATCCGGAGCAACAGCAGCCGGTCAACAAGATCATGGATGAGCGCGGGATTGTGATCGAGAAAATCTACAACCCAGGAGTCGGCAAGTACGACGTGGTGGCAATCACTGGCCCAGGCTACGCGACCAAACGTCAAGAGGCGCTCGAAGCAATGGCACAACTGTTGCAAGGCAATCCTCAACTGTGGGCTGTGGCCGGTGACCTGTTCGTCAAGAACATGGATTGGCCAGGCGCCCAAGAGATGTCCAAGCGCTTTGCCAAGACCATTGACCCCAAATTCATGTCAGATGGCGATGACAATCCAGCATTGCAGGCGGCCCAGCAGCAGATGCAGGCAATGGGTCAAGAGATGGAGCAGATGCACCAGATGATCAGAAACGTGGGCAAGTCCATTGAGGTGCAAGAGCAAGAGCGCAAGGACTTTGAAGCCCAGGTCAAGGCATACGAAGCTGAAACCAAGCGTTTGGCTCAAGTGCAGGCCAGCATGTCACCAGAGCAAATTCAAGATATAGTCTTGGGCACGGTGCATGGCATGATCACATCCGGAGACTTGGTGAGCGAAATGCCTGGTCGAGATCAGAGTGAAATGATGCCCGAACAACAAGGGATGCCACAATGAAAGCGTGTGATTTTGTAGGGTTGCTGTTTCTTGCCCGAGATGTGACGCACAGCGTCCACTTAAATACCCGCAGCTATTCCAAACACAAGGCTTTGGCGCACTTTTATGAGCGCATCATTGATGCCGCTGATGACTTTGCTGAAAGCTACCAAGGCCGGCACGGTTTGATGGGGCCAATTACTTTGCATTCGGCAAAGAAGACGGCTAACATCATTGAGTTTTTGGAAGACTCACTGAAAGAAATTGAAGACTGCCGCTATGAAGTGGCCGACAAATCCGATTCATCTTTGCAGCAGCTCATTGACAACATCATTGAGATTTATCTTCGCACTCTGTACAAACTCCGCTTTTTGGCATAAGGACGCATCATGGAACTTCTGAATCCACTATCACAAACTGGTTTTCCTGGCCGCACCGCGTCTTACAGCGGTTCTGCGGGCAATACTGCTGATTGGGGTTCTGGCCCTGAAGGCGTGATGGTTTGGTCTACGACCCCTTGCTATGTGGAAATTGGCCCCGCTGCTGTTGCAACGACTGGCAGCACGCCGATTCCTGCATACACCCCGATCCCGTTCTACTTGCCCATGGGCACCGGCGCTCCTTTCCGCGTAAGTGCCATTCGCATTGCGGATGACGGCGCGATCTATTGCAAACCGATTAACAAGCAATGAGCTTTGGTGTCGCTCTTCGCAACGCAGTGGCCATTGGTCTTGGCGGTATTGCCACGTTGGTTTCTGGAAAGCATGCCGAGATCATTATCGGCAATTTGTTGTGCGAAAACAATGACAATCTCGTCCAAGAGGACGGTGGTTTGATTCTTTTGGAGTGACCTAAATGGCCGTCTTTCTCTCCCCCGTGGGCGGCGCAGCGGCCCAGTTTTTTACCAATAGCGGTGTAATTCTGTCTGGCGGCAAGTTGTACACCTACGCAGCAGGCACCACCACGCCAAAAACAAGTTATACGTCATCTAGCGGCAATACAGCACACACCAACCCAATTATTTTAGATTCCGCAGGGCGCGTGCCAGGCGGCGAAATATGGTTATTGTCATCGCCATATAAATTTGCTTTGTACACATCAGCAGACGTATTGATTGCAACTTACGACAATATTTCTGGTCTTGGTGCTGCGGCATTTCAAGTAGACAATTTTACCGGCACAGGATCGCAAACCGTATTTACATTAAGTTCGACATCTTTGGGTGAAAACTTTACGTTTGTGTATATCAATGGCGTGTATCAACAGAAAAACACTTATACAGTGTCGGGCACAACGCTGACATTTTCAACTGCACCGCCTCTTACTTCATCCATTGAAGTCATGTTCAATTAAGGAATCATCATGGCCGATACCAAAATCTCAGCGTTACCCGCGTCCGCCGTTCCGCTTGCGGGCACCGAAGTATTGCCTATTGTTCAATCTGGCAGCACTAAACAAGTATCTGTTGCTAATTTGACTGCGGGTCGATCTTTTGATGCTTTGGGCATGACCCTGACTTCAACAGATGCCGGGGCAGCAGCAGCCCCATTGCTTGATCTCTACAGAGACTCAGCAAGCCCAGCGGCATCTGACACATTGGGTGAAATTGAATTCAATGGTGAAGACTCAGCGGGTAACAAACAAGCCTATGGTTTGATTCACGCATCTATTCTCAGTCCAACATCAACCGCTGAACAAGGCCAGCTTCATTTTGAGACTGCAACTGCTGGCGCATTGACCGAAAAGATGATTATCGGCACAACCAATCTTGTGATTAACGAGATCGGTGCGGTGTTTAACGTGCGAATTGAAGGCGATACGGATGCCAACCTGTTTTACACAGACGCAACAAATAGTCGTGTGGGTGTTGGCACAATCAGCCCTGCCGAAAAACTAGATGTTGTCGGCAATATTAAACTGTCAGGAAATTTAATTCCTGCAAGTGGTTTTGGAGTTGACTTTGCTGCCACATCACACCCTGCTGGCATGACCAGCGAATTGCTTGCTGACTATGAAGAAGGTACTTGGACGCCTGTAGTTGCAGGCACTACAACTGCTGGCGCTGGCACTTACATAACTCAAGTTGGTACTTATGTAAAAGTTGGTAATTTAGTGACAGTCATGTGTTCTTTAGCGTGGTCTGCCCATACTGGCACTGGAAACACCACTATTACCGGGTTGCCTTACACTTCGGCTGCCACAGCTGGGATGATTTACGCAGCTAGTATTTATGCAAACGAAATGGATTTTGGAAGTTTAGCTACCCAATTAGCCGCGTTTGTTACTAATAGTTCAACTACAGTTCTTTTCCGTGGAATGATTAATAATTTAACAAGAGCAGACGTTCCACTTGACACGGCTGTCGGCAATCTTGTAGTTACTATTTCATATCGCGTATAATAGTTTAGCAAGGAATAATATGGCGCTCACAAAAGTAAGTTATTCAATGATCCAAGGCAGTGAGATCAATGTATTTGATTTTATGTCTGCCGCACAAATAGCTGATATATCTGCTGGTACAGGTGCAATAAGATGCGATGTTCAAATTCAGGCTTGCATTGACGCAGTTCAAGCTATGAAAGATCGGCCAACAATTGTTTTTCCCGTTGGTAAATATCGCCTTGAAGCTGGCCTTATTATTTCAACAGATTGCATAAGTTTGTTTGGCCTTGGAATGCCATCAATTGCGATTGGCGATGATTCTGGTAGCGTTACTCGTGGCCCTACATTACGCTATTACGGCACTGGCACTGCGTTGCGGATTGGCATTGCCCCAGATATAAACGGCACTTTCATTTACGAAACTAACATCCAAAATTTACGCATTGAAGTTGACAACGACACATCTTGCGCCATGCGTGTGTGGCATTCAGCAGTTGGGTATTTTAAAAATATTAGCATTTTTGGCAACAAAGGCGCTGGTATTGGATTGTTTGTCAATGCTGGCATTAGCAATATTTACGAGCAGATTTTTATCAACGGTCAAGGACAAACACCTGGCGCAAACACCTCAGAATATCTTAGTGCAGGAATGCGATTGACCCTTGGCTTTGGCAATGATTTGGCCACCACAACAATTTTTCGGCGCTGCTACATAACTGCTTGCAATCATGGCGTAGATATGAACTACCGCTACGATTTTGAAGATACAGTTTTTGAATCTTGTGCTGTTGGTGTAGCGTCAATCAGCTACATGGTCTCTAACTTTCAGCGATGCTGGTGGGAAGCTAACGTCACTAACGATATTCAATTTGCTGGTGGGGCTGATGGTGACACGGCGTTGCTAACTGATTGTCTGATAAACGCATATGCAAGACAGACATTTTTTACGACGGGCAACGGAGCGCAGCAGCTTAATTTTGATGGTTGCCAAATAGTTACCAGTAACGCAGCGCCTATTTTATTTGGAAGCGGTGCTAACATTGCTAACACTTCCTACACAGGTTTAGTTACGTTTACAAATAACAGATTTTCTAAAAATACTGTGCTAGGTGGTATTGCGGGCAGTAGCGGTTCATCTTTTCCATTGATTCAAAATAAAGATCAAAAACTTAATATTTATAGATTTGTTAAAACGTCTTTAACCTCAAGTTTTTCAGGTGTTGTGCCAACTGAAACAGCAATTGCGGGAAATGCTTTTCTAATGCCAACACGGGGCAATCTTGTTGGCGTTAATATTTGGTACACAGGAACGATTGGCGCAGGAACATACGAGATTGAGACAAGAATTAATGGCGTAGCTGTTGACAACCTTTCATTCCCAAATGTGCCTTCATCTAGCACTGAACCACTGTTAGTAAAATGTGACCCAATGAAGTATGAAGTTGCCGCTGGTGATTCGCTGACGTTTAGCATCACAACCGCTGGCTTTTCTGGGGGTGATTTTGTAGCTGAAGTTTTTGTTCTGCTTGGCTCATCGGGTAGAGCGCTATAAATTAATTATGTAATTAAGGAAAAATCATGGCAATCAAAAAAGCAATCACCGTTTCTGGCATAGGTTTTGTATCTGGCGTTGACATTGTTGTCAAAACAGGCAACACAACAGCAACTACACCACCTTTATACATTAAAGTTGAATTTGTATCTGGTGACAAAGCAAACGTTAAGGCTTCTGTCACTTTTACAGATGAAACAACAAACGAACAGCTAATGCGTAAAGACTATAGTTTTGTTCCAAGCATGGATGGCGGCAATTTTATTGCTCAAGCCTACAACTACCTAAAAACATTGCCAGATTTTGCTGGTGCTGTTGATTGTTAACCCGTACCAGTTCGGACAACTGGAAGCCTTAATATCACGGTGGATGCCGTGGTTGGAAACAAGGAAATATCATGCTAGAAAAACAGACTGTTGTTGATTTAATTGAAACCGTTGAAAACGGCTGTGTTCAAGTTCGCACCTGTACCCGCATTATGGAAGATGGCAAACAGATTAGCGGAACCTTCCACCGCCATGTAATCGTCCCAGGGGCTGATTACAGCGCCGAGGACGCCAAGGTTCAAGCCATTTGCGCTGCGGTGCATACGGCTGAAGTAATTGCCGCTTACCAAGCGGCTCAAATTCCAGCATAATGCTGACAAACCCTTACCGGCGAGGTTCACCGGGGAATCTTAGGATTCATTGAAATGACTGAAGAAGTCCAACAAAACCTAGCGGAAGTAGACTCCGCGCCAGCAACGGAAGTGACGGCCACTCCTGAGACTGTTGAAAGTACGCCGGTAGTCGCTGATGAGCAGAAAGAACCGTCTAGGGTTTTTACCCAAGAAGAACTGGATGCAGCCATTGGCAAACGCCTCGCAAGAGAGCAACGTAAGTGGGAACGAGAACAAGCGCAGCGTCAGTCTGAACAACAGACGCTACAAGCAGCCCCGGCAGCATCCGCTGACCAGTTTGAGTCTACTGAAGCCTATGCGCAAGCACTGGCCCTCCAGAAGGCAGAAGAACTGATCGCCAAGCGTGACCAAGCCAGGCAGCAGTCGCAAGTTCTTGAGAGCTACCACGATCTTGAGGAAGAAGCGCGGAGTAAATACGACGACTTTGAACAAGTCGCCTACAACCCCAAACTTCCAGTTACGAACGTGATGGCTGAAACGATTCAGTCTTCGGAGATTGGCCCTGAGTTAGCGTACTATCTCGGGTCTAACCCTAAAGAAGCGGAACGTATCTCACGCATGACGCCCTTTAGCCAAGCGAAAGAGATCGGGAAAATTGAAGCCAAATTGGTTTCAGCGCCCCCGGTCAGGAAAACAACGTCTGCGCCAGCACCGATTTCTCCCGTGACGGCTCGCTCCTCTGGAGCGCCGGCTTATGACACGACTGACCCACGGTCTACCAAGACCATGAGCGCCTCAGAGTGGATTGAAGCCGAACGAGCCCGACAGTTGAAAAAGATGCAGGCAACCCGCTAAATTTTTAAAGGATTTTTTCCATGGCTAACAGTATCTTAACCATCGACATGATCACGCGCAAAGCGCTTGAGATTCTCGAAAACAACCTTGTGTTGACTCGTAACGTGAACCGTCAGTACGACGACAGCTTTGCTGTTGAAGGTGCCAAGATTGGTTCGACTCTGCGTATTCGCCTGCCTGATCGCGCTTTGGTGACCGACGGCGCCGCCTTGCAAGTTCAAGACGACAACGAGCAGTTCACCACCTTGACCGTGGCCAGCCAAAAGCACATCGGTGTCAACTTCACTTCTGCTGAATTGACCATGCAATTGGACGACTTCGCAGAGCGTGTGTTGAAGCCTCGTATCAGCCAGTTGGCCAGTTCCATCGACGCTGATGTTGCCAATGCTTACAAGAGCATCGGTAACACCGTTGGCACTCCTGGCACCACTCCTTCGACTTCTTTGGTGCTGTTGCAAGCCCAGCAGAAGCTCAACGAGAACGCCGCTGTTATGAGCCCCCGTTATGCCACCGTCAACCCCGCCGCTAACGCTGGTTTGGTCGAAGGCATGAAAGGTCTGTTCAACCCCACCGACACCATCAGCCGCCAATTCAAGAACGGCATGATGGGCATGGGCGTGTTGGGCTTTGACGAGATCAACATGTCTCAGTCGATCAAGCAGCACTCTACTGGCACCCGCGCCGCTACCGGCACCGTCACTGCTGCCGCTGTGACCGCTGAAGGCTCTGCGACGCTGACGCTGACTGTTGGTACTGGTGAAACCATCGCTGTTGGCGACGTGTTCACGATTGCTGACTGCTTTGCTGTGAACCCACAGACCCGTGAGTCCACCGGCTCGCTGTTCCAGTTCGTGGCTTTGGCGTCAACGACTGCCACCACCACTGCTACCGTGACCGTGGCGCCGATGTACTCGGCCAGCCATGCTTTGGCTACCATGCTGACTTTGCCTGGTAACGCTAAGGCTGTGGTATTTGTGGGTGCTGCTTCAACTCAGTACCCCCAGAATTTGGTCTACCACAAAGACGCCATCACGTTCGCTACCGCTGACTTGTTGCTGCCCCAAGGCGTCGACATGGCCGCGCGTGCCGTTCACAATGGCATCAGCTTGCGTGTGGTTCGCCAGTACGACATCAACAACGACCGTATGCCTTGCCGTATCGACGTGTTGTATGGCTTCTCCACCATTCGTCCTCAGATGGCTTGCCGCATTTGGGGTTGATCTGAAACGGGGCTTCGGCCCCTTTCTTCGTAACATCTTTTTGAAGGAAATTTATCATGGCTTTACCTAATGGCGCAGGTGGTTATCAAGTCGGTGCTGGCAACCGTCAAGAAACCCTTATGAGTGCAATGGCTGCACCGCAAACCGCAACTACAACCGCAACTTTGACTGCTGCTCAAGTGGTCAACCAGATGCTGGTTGCAAACCCCGGTTCTGGTGCTCCCGCCGTCTACACTTTGCCCACCGCAGCGTTGATCGACGCCGCCGTGCCCAACGCCACCGTTGGCAGCACGTTTGATCTGTCGCTGGTTAACATCGGCACCAGTTCGGGCACCGCAGCACTGGCAACCGCTACCGGCATCACCGACGGCGGCAACGCTTTTGTTGCGCTGGCGATCACAACTAGCGCAATGTTCCGGTTCCGTAAAACCGGCGATGCTGCGTACACTGTGTACAAAATGGCCTAAACCTAATGGGGGCGTTTGCCCCCATTTTTTTCTTTTGGAACTGATAAAGGAATTTAATCATGGCAAATAACAAACCTATTGGCGTTGCATACGCTGACCCCCAACTGGATTCGTTCCAAGTTGGCGCAGCTAATGAGCCAATTGAGATCACTTCTGCTGGCGTCCTTAACGGCGCGTATGCCACCACTTCGGCAACGTCGGGCGACACTCGCCTTAACTTCAACCGGTTAACCTTCACTTCAACTGGCTCTGGTGAAACTGCTCGTTTCTTGACCCGCGTAACTGGCGCTAACGGCGCTACAGGCGGCACAATCAACGGCGCGCACGTCAGCACCTCGGTCAACACTGGCGGCACCATTAGCGGCGCGGCCAACGCCATTCGTGCAACCATTGGTGGCACGTCTACCAACCCCGGCGGTACCTTGGCGGCTTTGCAACTGGACTCTGACTTTGCATCTGGCGGCACTTGGAGCAATGCGTCCTTTCTGCGCGTGACCAACTCTGGCACGGGCGAAGTGGGCAACTTTGCTTTGATGCCTGCGGTCAGTGCAACTGGCGTGTTCCGCGCTAAGGTGGGTTCGCCCGTGGTCAGCCATACCATCCCCGTGGTTAGCGGCGGCACGACTTACTACATCATGGTCAGCTCGATTGCCTGATGGTAATCACCAAAGAGTTTCTCATTGGGGAAATTCAATCGCTTGAGCAAGAGATTGGAAAGGCGCAAGCCTTTCTGACTCAAGCTCAAGCGGTTTTGAACGCTTATCAAATGCTTGATCGTAAATTGGATGAGCCAGAACCAACACCCACGGAAGAATAATGCCTATTATTTACATGTCTCACCCCGTCCACGGCGCAAAGATTGCATCGATGGAACTTGAAGCTGTAGCAGACGAACAAAATGGCTGGACACGCTATACTCTTGACACGCCTGATGTTGTTGAAGAGGCGGCTCCACAGGAAGTAAAACGTAGACGCGGCCGTCCTGTTGTTGAGGCGGTCGAACTAGGAGCGTAAAGATGGCCACCTACTCTGCTGCCGATCAGATCAACCGGGCGCTGCGGCTGCTGGGCGTGCTGGCCGAGGGCGAAACGCCAGCGGCATCAGTGTCTGAAGACGCCTTGATGGCGCTCAACCAGATGATTGACTCTTGGAACACTGAGCGTCTGTCTGTCTTTTGCACCATCGATCAAATCGTCAACTGGCCGGTTAGTTCTATTGAAGAAACCCTTGGCCCCACTGGCTCTTTGGTGCGCCTAAACGGCACCGCCGTGCGACCTGTTTTGGTTGACGACTCCACCTATTTTAAAGACCCCGGCACTGGGGTGTCGTATGGCATCAAGCTGATCAATCAGCAGCAATACAACGGCATTGCGGTCAAGACTGTGACCTCGACCTTCCCCCAGGTGATGTTCGTCAACATGACTTACCCAGACGTTACGATCAACATTTACCCGCGCCCCACACGTCTGCTGGAGTTCCACTTCGTCAGCGTGCAAGAGCTCAGTCAGCCAGCTAACTTGGCAACCAACATTTTGTTCCCGCCGGGCTATCTACGGGCTTTTGTGTACAACTTGGCCATGGAGTTTGCGCCTGAGTTTGGCGTTGAGCCTAGCCCCCAAGTGCAACGTATTGCCATGACCAGCAAACGCAATCTGAAACGCATCAACAACCCCGATGACATCATGTCTATGCCGTATTCGCTGATCGCCACCCGTCAACGTTTTAACATTTACGCAGGAAACTACTAACATGGCCACCATTGCAATTACCTCCCTTCCCGTAGCAACTGCTGCCGCTACTACTGATGTCTTGCCAATTGTGCAGTCAGGCACAACCAAACAGGTCACCAACGCATTGCTGTTTACCGATTCAACTTTGGTTCGGCCTATCCTTGGTACGCCTGCCAGTGGCACTTTGACCAATTGCACGGGTCTACCTGTTGGAACGGGCGTAAGTGGTTTGGGTACTGGTGTGGCAACATTTTTGGCGACGCCAAGCAGCGCCAACCTACGAGCTGCGTTGACTGATGAAACAGGTACCGGTTCTGCCGTGTTTGCAACTACGCCAACGTTGACCACGCCGGTCATTGGCGCAGCTACAGGCACAAGCCTTGCATTGAGTAGCTTTAGCGCCGTAAGCGCTGCTGCACCAACCATTGCAAGCGCAACAACAATTGCACCAACAACCCCAATTGTTTTTGTTTCAGGAACAACAGCCGTTGTAAATATCACGGCAGCAGCGCCAATTTCTACTGGTGGCGGTACGATCACATTGATTCCTACTGGCGCATTTACTTGGACAGCGGCAGGAAATATTGCCGTACTTGGAACGGCGGTTGTTAGTAGGGCACTCACAATGACTTACGACGCTACAACGACCAAATGGTATCCAAGTTACGTTTAACATGAAAACGCCTATCCTTGGCTCGACCTATGTGACCCGCAGCATCAATGCTGCGAATGCCCGCATGGTCAATCTGTTTCCCGAAGTCATCCCCGAGGGTGGTAAAGAGCCGGCGTTTTTGCAACGTTGCCCAGGCTTGGCGTTTTTGTCAACGATGGGCACCGGCCCGGTTCGTGGCCTGTGGGCGTTTTCACCCAATGACGGGATAGGTTTTGTGGTGTCAGGCACCCAGCTCTACAAAATCGACAACGCTTACGCGGCCACGCTGATTGGCACCGTGGCCGGTTCTGGGCCGGTTAGCATGGCTGACAACGGTACGCAACTGTTCATTGCGGCCAACGGCCCCAGCTATATCTACAACAACACCACCAACGCCTTTGGCCAGATCACTGACCCCGACTTTCCCGGCGCGGTAACGGTCTGCTATCTGGATGGCTATTTTGTGTTCAATGAGCCTGATAGTCAAAAGATGTGGGTCACAACACTTTTGGACGGCACGTCCATTGACCCGCTTGAGTTTGCCAGCACCGAAGGGTCTCCTGACGGCCTGCTGGCCGTGGTGTCCAACTTCCGCGAGGTCTGGGCCTTTGGCACAAATTCCATTGAGGTCTGGTACGACTCAGGCGCCACAGACTTCCCCCTACAGCGCATCCAAGGCGCGTTCAATGAACTTGGTTGCGCAGCCCCCTACTCCATCGCCAAGATGGACAACGGCCTCTTCTGGCTGGGCCGGGATCGCCGGGGCCAAGGCATCGTCTACCGGGCCAACGGTTACCAAGGCCAGCGCATCTCGACCCATGCCGTTGAATGGCAAATCCAGCAATACACCGATATGTCGGACGCCATTGCGTACACTTATCAACAGGATGGCCACAGCTTTTACGTGTTGATCTTTCCCACGGCTAACACCACTTGGGTGTACGACGCCGCCACTCAAGCCTGGCATGAGCGTGCTGGCTTTGCTGAGGGCGCGTTTACCCGGCACCGCAGCAACTGCCAAATGGCGTTCAACAACAAGGTTGTTGTTGGCGACTATGAAAACGGCAACATCTATGCCTTTGACCTTGACGTGTACGCCGACAACGGTGAAATTCAAAAATGGCTGCGCACTTGGCGGGCGCTGCCCACGGGTCAAAACAACCTCAAGCGCACGGCCCATCACAGCTTGCAATTGGATTGCGAAACGGGCGTAGGGCTAAACCTATACCCTGCATACGCCAGCGAAAATATAGACACTGAGTCGGGATTAAATCTTGTAGCTGAATATAGGCAAACCTATTTGGCCACTCAATCAGGCGTTACATTGACCACCGAAGCAGGGGACGGTTTTGAACCGATTGGGCAATACGAATTATCAGATACTGACATTACGGGCTATGAACTTGTTACCGTTGCGTATCCTGCCGCACCAGGCTACAACCCCGAAGCCATGCTGCGTTGGTCAGATGATGGCGGTCACACTTGGTCAAATGAGCATTGGTCGCCACTTGGCAGAATCGGTGCGTATGGCCACCGGACGTTTTGGCGGCGGCTGGGCATGACCGTCAAGCTACGGGATCGTGTCTATGAGCTGTCCATGACTGACCCGGTCAAAGTGGCCATCATGGGTGCCGAGTTGATTATTAGCCCGACCAATGCCTAGCCCAAACGCGACGCCTACGCCCATTACACCTCCCAGGGTGCCGTTGATCGACCCACGTACTGGGTTGATTGACCGGGCGTGGTACTTGTTCTTTCTGTCGCTCAACGACGTTGCCACGGCGGTCATTGACGATTCTGGACTTACGTTTAGCGCCGAGTCGGTAATTGCGTCGTATGATGCCGCGCTTCGTGCGGTCAATCAGGAACTGCAAACGCTGCCGCCTGTCGTTACCTTACCAGTTCCTGACGTATTGACTGACTGTTGTTCTGCCTTGGTGTCTCAGATGGCTGAGATGCAAAAGCAAATTGAAGGATTGCAATCGCAGCCCATTCTTGACATTGGCGCAGTCAACGCATCTATTGCCGCGCTGTCAACCGTGCCAGTGACTGTAACGGCAGACTTTACAGTAGGCACCAGCAATTGGTACATTAACAATAAGTCAGGCTCGACATGTACCGTGACCTTGCCAACTGCGTCCGCATTCCCTGGCGGGTATTTGACCTTCCAAAATTACCAAGCCCAGACGCTGGTGTCAGCATCCAGCAATGTCGTCCCCCAAGCAGGCGGCGCGGCGGGCACCGCAATCCTCTTGGCAGTTGCAGGCAATTGGGCGACAATGGTGTCTGACGGCACCAATTGGGTCATCATGCAAGCTGCCGCTAACAATTGCCTTTTACTGGAGTAACCCATGACAGTCACCGTCAAAGTCCTTGTACCCGCCAAAAACGTCGAGGCCACCCAGACCACCCAGTACACAGCTACTGGCGTCACGGCCATCATTGACAAATTCACCGCAACCAACTACAGCGGCAGCGCTGCAACCATCAGTGTTAACTTGGTCACTGTGTCTGGGTCTGCGGGCAACTCCAACTTGATTACCAAGACCAAGACGCTCCAAGCGTCTGAGGTCTATACTTTCCCCGAGTTGGTGGGCCAGGTGCTGGGCG